TCAGTCATCACTTACTCCTTTGCATTTCGGGCAGACGCGCCCGTGTCTGTCTTTCAGATGCGGCTGTGCCTTAATCCAGCCGGTTTCATGGCCGCACGCTGTGCAGGTCATGTAGACGCACCCTTCGCCAGCATCGGTGACCTGAAGAGTGCGGACAGGTGCACCTTTGGTTTCTTCAGGGGCCAGGGCCAGCGGAGGCGGTGCATCGGGACGCTGCCAGTGGATGACGACACCCTCGAACAGGCCGTATCCATGGGTCATCACCCAGAACCGCCGCATGTATTTCAGCGGGGTTAATGAGCGCAGCATGTCCGGTTGTTTGATGCGGAACCCATCGGCGATCGCGAAATCAGTCGCCTGCTGTTCATCCAGCGGGATCCCATTCAGCATCAGGTCAAGGCCAACACGGCCGACATCGATGTCGATCTCTTCGACGCGGCTGCAGACAGGATCGGGATCCAGTATCTTGCGGCAATGGCGGGTGCGCATGGCGGTGTAGAGTTGTACCGGCTCACCCGGCCGCGCATGACGGCGGATGCGATTGCCTCGCACCGTCTGCATTTTCAACCACGCCTGGATGTCAGGAATGAATGCGGATTTGAAGCTATAGGCGACCATGGTTAGTGGCTCCCCAATAGTTTGGGCTGTGTCTCACGACCAGAAACGCCATCATGCAGTTCGTATTGACCAGCTGCCATCCGCCCATAGGCCTGTGTTGCATAGTCACTACTTCTTTTTGCTGATTGTCCTGGCGTGAGCGATGGCACTTGCTTAGCCATCAATGCTTCAGCTTTCGCACAGGCCTCAATTTGGCTTTCTGGATCGAATTTCTCTGTCACTTTTTCAGAAAGTCGGAGGCACATGCCCTCAATGAAAGCTTTTCCGGCTGCCGTCTTTGCCTTCTTTGTCCGTTTCCGTTTGTAATATGTGGTCTTTCGAAATTGCCGGAGCTCTGTATCAATGGCCGAGAGACAACGGTCGGCCATGTAAGCGGCTACATGTGGGTACGGATCCAAGCCATAGAACTTGAACACGCCTTCCACCGATCCTGATTCCCGATACACGGCACATCCCAGTCCACGAGCAATCGCGGAGATAAACCAGTCACGCGGTGTCGCCCCTTTAGGTGCTGAGCGGTGCGTCCACGCCAATGTGTAATGGATATCCTCTTCAGCTAACCCATGTTCGCGCATCAACCGGGCGGCCGCATCCATCGCGGCCTCTGCTTCGGCCTCTGTGCAGCCGCGATCAACCGTTCGATCCAGCAACTTCCGAATCTTTGCCTTTAAGTCATCTGTTGTCACAGTGCGTCCCCCGCATATTTCCAGCGGCGCTGGATTGGTTCGAGATTCAAGGTGACCTTCAGGCCATATTCCTTGGCGAGGATCTCAATCTCGTCTTCGACATTGAGTGCCTCGCTAAACTTTTTGGCTTTGACCAAGCGCTCATGTTTCGCGATCAGCATGCCCAGCGTCTGCAGCGCCTCGTTTGGAATCGACTCCAGGCCGGTATCGAATGTTGGCAATGTCATGCGGCTCTCCTGGCGCGGGGGCGGCGGGCCCAGATGGTCAGCAGGCACTGATATTGCGTGTCATAGACCACGCGATAGCGCTGTGCTTCGGACAGGTGGACGTTCAGGCGATAGCGGGTCTGGCCGGGCTGAACAAAGGTCGGTGTCATCGCCTCCAGGCGCTGCTCCAGGGCGTGCAACACCGTGTAGTCAACGGCGACCTTGCGCTGCACCAACCGCTCGACCAGGTGACGATGAATGCTGTTGCGCGCGAGGATCCGCTCCAGATCGGTCATGACGCGACCCTCCGCGCAGCACGGACCCGGCTGCCCAATTCTTCAATGACCTGGTCGAGTTGTATGTCTGAGAATGCAAACAGAGACTGAATTGAGTCTAAGCCAAGGAACCTGCACGCAAAGACCGTCTCCTTATCCGGGCTTACGACACCAGCGGCGACCAGAATTCGCCACTGCGCCTCAATGACACGACGGCGTGGATGATATTCCTTCACCACCGCACCAGATTTGATCACCCGATATTCCGACCAGTCGACATCGACCTCACGCTCAGCCATTTTCTTCAGGGCCTCAATCACCGGCTCCCAATCGCGGACCCATTCCAGCGCGCGAACGCCGGTCTGCCGTTTGACAAAATCAGCCAGGGCGGCTTCAGCCGGGTTGCGCACGACACCGAGATGGTAAAGAGAGATCCACAACGCCCGCGCCTTCGCCGCCTCGACGCCATCGGCCAGCTTGCGGGATCCCGCGCGGGCCGGGGCACGGCTTTTCGTCGGCGTCCAGCCCTGGGCTTTGAAATACCCGATCAGATCCTCCAGCTCGGCCAGAGACAGCTTGGTCGAAGACGTCTTGCCGGCATAGCGCGTCGCCAGCAGGGCGCGATAGTCCTCATCGACAATACTCAATTGCTTACAGGCAATCTTGATCTTGCCATACAGGCCTTTGCGCTGGGCGTTGACGCGGTCCTTAGAGGCCGCTGAGGGCTTGCTGAGCGGGGTCATTTTTTGCCCCCCTTTGGCCGAACCAGTTTCGGGTGGCCGCGACGGGTCGCCTCTGCATTCGCGCGAGACCAGAGATCCAGGGTGGAGGCTGGCGCATCATTGATCAGGAATCCACGGCCACCCTTGGCGCGATACACCGTGTGACCACAGTCTTTCATGTAGAGGACAGCGGGCGCATCCACGCCCCAGTCTATATCTCTCGTCGGACCTTTTTCGCGAAGGAATGCTTCGATCTGAGCGCGCTCCTCTTCTTCGTACTTTGTCATGGCGGCTGGCGCAGCAGGCACCGGCTTGGTGTCGGGCTTGGCCTGGATGGCAGGCTGAACTCTGTGTTTGATTTGAGGTTCTGCAACAGGCTTAGATGTAGCTTGCTTGGCATCCGACGTTGACGTGGACGCACGGTAATATCGATAGCCAGGACCACTCTCACGCGGGAAGCGGGCAATCGTGCCGTCCTTCACAAACTTGGAAACCTGGGCCGCGACTGAGTCGCCGGGGAGATCGGGCAGAAGATCCTTCAGGGCCTTTGTTGTGATCGCTGCATCTGCATTGGTGGGCATCTTACTGAGAACCGCATCACCCAATGTGCAATGATCGACGCTGGGCGCATCCTCTTTAACGGGCCTTGCAATGACGGCGGATTCCAATCGGCCACGGGACAGCGATACAGGAAAATCTGTCGCAGGCAGCGGGTCGGGGGCAAGACGAAACGGCGAGGCCTCCTTCTTGTCCTCAGACACCGGCCAAGAGCCCTCTGTTATGTCGCCCATTGTCAAATCATCATGCGGCTGATCCGACCAAACCCAAGCATCCGCATCCTTTGCCATTTGCACAGGATCTGCATATCCAAACTCAGCGAAAATCTTGATCAGCAACAGGCGACGGCCTGGCACACCTTCAGATATGCTCATTTGCCGATTTCCTCCTCATCAAAGAACCCGGTTTGATCCCCCCAGGCATCCCAGCCTGGTCGATTGGTGCGGCTGTTTAATTCCACGTATGGTCCAGCGCAGAGCTGCTCCAACCGCTCCAGGGCTTCGTCTGGCTTCCGGCTGTGCTCACGTTGGGGCGCGAAGATTGTCTTCCGGATCCCGCCACTCAGCCGTAACGGCGCACCATGTGTCCCCAATAGACAGATCTCAGGATTGGCCCGCGTCCAGTGCGACTGGATGATCGGGCACATCGCGTCCACCAAAGCGTCGTAAGATTCAGTGTCCAGCGCAGCCTGTATGAGGTCCAGGCGCGCAGATTGTGTGCCAAACAAGTCGTAGGTTTTCACCCAATAAAACAAGATCGTTTTGAAGGTGAAGCCCCAGGCATCCAGGACCTCAAGGCCCTGATCCAAAAACGGATCGGTCACCCACATCGCGCAGATTGCATCTGGTCGCGCCAGATCCATGATCGGCATTTTCTTTATATCGCGGGTTTCCATGGTTGTGTATTTCGGGGCCTTACCGAGACCGGCGTCGGAATAGGTTTTAAACTTCCAACCAGGATCCGCGCTGATCACACCATAGTGCAGCGGCTTAAGGTGACCCCAACACCAATCCTTGAGCTCCATCCTTCAGCCCTCCAGATCGGCGCGATGGCCGGGTTGTGATCGCGCTTCGGATTCCGCAGCATCGACGGCATGGGCCAGCCGGGACATCGTGCCCGCCTGCCACTTTTCACGCTCATAGGCGCGCCAGTCAGCGATATCCCTCCAGACAGCCTGCCGCGCGCCCTGATGCAGCGGATTCGCTGCCAGGGTCGCCGCATGCAGCGCCAGGTCTTTGAGGAGGGTATCGGCGTCGCGCATCGGTCAGTCGCTCTTCCGAGATGGATGGTTCAGCGCATCCGTGGCGGTGCGAGGATCGATCTCGGTAGGCAGGACCGCGCGGCCTTGCATGATGGTCACGCCATGCTCTTTGGCGATCTGTATTGCAGCCTTCGCACTACGCGCGATAACGGTGCAGCCTTTGCCTTCGGATCGAATGACCGCATAGACCTTGGGCGACCCGCCCTTGCCTTTGCCTTTCGACATCACGCGGCCTCCTCATCGGTAGAGACCGGCGTTGGGATCTCAGCGGAGGCCAGATCGATCGTGATCGCCTGCCAATTGGCGCCAGGATGCGGGCGCTTGTAAAAGCGGATGTATTGCTTCGACCCCATAATCCGGATCGAGTCATTCAGGGCGTCGATTGCGCGACGCCAATTGTCGTCATCGATATCTAGACGGCGCAGGCCGAAGACACTTGCACGATTGATCTGGCCCTGCTTGTCGACCTGGAAGGCATGATCGACCAGGGCACGGACCTTGTCATTCGCCCCCTCCGACCATTCCGATATGCACTCATCAAAAAGCGCTTTCGCGACCTGCAGTTCTGGGCCAAAGGTCAGGAAATCGGCAACCTGGACAACCACCTTCAGGCAGTTGTCATAGCTGGTCAGGGTCATGTTGCCCTTCGCGCCCCCCTTCTTCGCACCGTACTTCTCGGCCAAAATGTCGAGAAACGTCGCGACGTCGTCATTGGTGTGGCCTTTAAACCGCGCGATCTGGGCATTCAGATCCTTGGCATGACGCAGAATCTCGCGAACCGTCTGATCCTCCAGCGCTTCATGCGGTTTGACCATGCTGCGCGGCACATAGCGGCCCTTGCCATCCATCACATAGTCAACAGGCGGGCCCGCAACGGGCGGTGTTGTTGTTGCATCAGTCATTTACAAACACTCCTCTTGGGTTGAGAGATAAGGGTGCGGATCCAGCGCAGTTGCTGGCGAACCGCCCAGACGATTGGAAAACGGCGCTTTCTCATTCCGCCGCCTCCGCCAATTTGCGGGGCTGGGAGAGGCGCTGCGCGGCAAGTTCCAACTCCTCTAGCACCGCGAAGGGCCGCTCATCAGCGGTTGCCGCGATGATGGCAAAGACATTGTCAATCCGGTGGCGCAGCACGTCCTCTGTGTTGGCAAAGCGATTCAGAACCAGCCGGGACGCCCGCTGAAGGCGCGCGAAATCGAGTATCTGCGGCGCCAGCAAATCCCGAAGATCCTGAACCGTGTTCTGTAGCCTCGGGTCCTCGGCCATGCGGCTGTCGATGGAGGACAGCGCTGAGACGATCGTCGTGTGGTCGCGATCGCCAAATTCCCGGCCGATCACAGTCGTGGTGAAGTGCGTCAGATGCCGGACCAGCCAGATCGCGACGTGACGCGGAACAACGACAGCGCCATCGCGACGCGCACTGTCGATATCTGTGACCGAAGTGCCGAATTGCTGGGCGACCGTTTCTTTGATCAACCGGATCGGGGTGACGGTGGTCATGCTGCATCCCCCCCATCTTTCGGCTTCCAGGGCATCGAACGCAGGCTCTGCAGAACCAGATTGTCACTCTTGGCGCGGAAGCCCTTGTCGCCAAATTTAGGACGCTGCGGCAATTTCACGATTTCCGCAGAGGGCTTGTTGCCGAGCGAGTCAACATCCTCGGCGTCGAACAACAGGCCGTTCATCTGGCTCTGGAAATACGCGGTGGTCAGATTGTTTCCATCCGCCATCTCGCGAAGCGAATGCACACGCGCACGGATCCGATCTGCTATGACTTTCGGGTTGCTCGGCATGCCTCAGCCCTCCCGACGATCATTTGGGTGCAGGTCGGCCCAGACGTGACGGATCAGTTCCGGCGTAATCTTCAGCTCTTCCTCGCTGCCCTGCTGCGCAAGAGAAAGTTGCGTCATCACCATATGGATATTCCGCAATGCGCCCGGCTTTGCAGCAATACGCTTCAACTCGTCGCGTGCGCTCTCATCGGTGACATTCCAGGCAGCGATCAGTGCGCAGGCGTCCCCCTTCTTCAGGGCGGTGCGGGTTCGCCGCATCCCCATTCGAGAGCGGATCTGTGCTGTTGAATTGTCGCGCTTGCCGTCGATCGTGACCGCCAGCTTTTCGTTGCCGAGAAGCGCGATCCCAACGCCATATTTGTCATGCAGCGACCGAAGTTGATCCAATGCTGCGACATCCAGATGCTGCGCTTCATCAACGATAATCAGCGTCCCGCTGTCGCGCAGCGACCGCCCGATGGTGCGGGGCAGCTTGGCCTGGCACTTTTCATCAAGCCCCATCTCAAATGCGATCTCGGACAGCATCATTCCGGCACCGCGCGTCAGCGGCTCCATCGTGACCAGCAGTACATTGGGATGCTGGCCCTGATAATGCTTCGCCGCGCGGGTTTTTCCGATCCCCGGCACACCGACCAGAGTCGTGATCGCCGGGGTGAACTGCGCATAGCTGAGGGATAACTCCACGTCGCGCGCAGTCGGTGTCTGGACAAAGTCGGGGGCATTCGGGAGAGACCGCGCAGACCGCATCCGGGCGGGCGCATCGGCGTGCCATTTCGCCAGGGTTGAGGCGACCTTCTGGACATTACCCTGATAAGTGCCCTTCGGGTAGGTGCTGGCAAAACTCGACAGGCTCGATCCGTTGATCCCGACTTCACGTCCAAGCGATTCCCACGTTACGCCACGTCGTGTGCGTTCCGACTGCAGATAATCGAGCAGACGAGTAACATCCTCATCGGTGAAGGTTCCGTCTGTTGTGGTAATGATCGCGTTCATGTAACCTAATCTCCTTCGTGTTGGGCGGGACGGCACCTGGCGTTGCAGCGCCGCCGTCTCGCCTGTTTCAATCAAGCCGGTCGGATACCAGCTTCAATCCGCGAGCAAGACGCTCACGGAAATCGATCAGTTCCTCCGAATCCTCCGGTTGCGCCTGCGGGACCGGCATAGCCCGGCCACCGCCACCGGCGACTAGACGCACGGCTGCAGGGGCTGGTGTTTCAGGGGCTGTCGCAGGCTTTGGCATGGCCGCTGCGATGTCTGCGATTGACATCGTAACCTCGTGCTTCGCCGCAAGTTTGACGGCCTTCATGTATTCGCGCCGCTTGCGGCTGTGTTCGCGCGCAGCGTCCAGCGAGTTGAAGGCACCAACCTCCAGGCATTCGGCGAAGCCAATCTTGACGCCATCCTGGCGATAAACATGGACGCCTGCTGTGATGTCTTCAGGGTCAAATCGCACTGTGAGCCGCTGGCCGATATGGCCGGTCAGGCATTCTGACCAGAACCGACTGTCCATCAGATGCAGAGATCCGTCTGGCGCGCGGGCGGTGACCTGCTCGGCAGCCAGCATCGCCATGCAAAGCTGTTCGCCAGACGCGCGCCGGATCGGTGATTGCGCATAGGAGTCCGCAAAGACCTGGTCGAAGGACCGGCCTTTGCACACCTTCGTCCGGCGTCCTGTGCGGGCATTGGCTTCGATGATGTACTCATCCAGCACAGCAAGAAACACGTCGAGCGGTGCTGCGCTGTTACCGTAGTTTGACGGCTTGGCATCCGGGCGATTGCCGGTATAGGCACCGGCAAGGCGCGGATCCTTCGCCATATCGCCCGCCCAATCCCGAAACGCGCGCTCAATCGGTTTAGACTGGCCGTGATAGGGCGTTGTCCAGTGGACCTGCACGCCGAGCTGGGTTAAGACGCCGAGCGGCTCATCATCTTTGACCTTGAACCGGTACCTGGTCGGCGCGCCGCCCGTGATCAGCTTCGACGCAAATTCCCGACCATTGTCCAGATAGGTGTGGTCGGGGATTCCAAAGTCCCTGAAGACATCATAGAAGGCCAGCCGAACGCCCGTTGATGTCAATGATTTATCGACGCGCCAGCCGATGATCTTGTTTGAGTACAGATCCTGGACGGTGACGACTTGTGGCCGCGTGATCTCGCCATCGGGCCAGCGCACCATGACATCGCATTTATGACCATCGGCATTGACCGCTTCCAACGCGTGATAGATTGATCGATCCCGCTCCTGATACGGATAAAGCCGCTCAAGGGCCTCTGTGCCTTCGCGCATGACCACCTGAATGGCCTTCGGTACGTCACTTTCGATGCGTCGTGCCAGCGTTTTGAGCGCAGGCAGTCCGTCCTGACCATATTTTCCTTTCAGGCGGCGATAACAGGCCTCTGCTGTCGGCTGTTCGGGCCGCAGATAATCGGCCTTGAACTCTTCCCAGACGTCCGCTGGCAGGTCGATGGCACGCCCGCCGCCACGATGCTGCGGCAACAGGAACGGCAACCAGTCGCCGCGCGGCACCGCCTCGACCAGCTTGAACCAGTCATAGATGGATCGGGTTGAAACGGCCTCAGTCTGCGCGATGGTCGCCACGGCGACATTCTTTGGCTGACCAGCCCTGACCAGGGCCTCAACCGCGTTCAGGACGTTCAGGCGGGCCGTCGCCTTCGCTTTCTTATGGTCTGGCTGCGAGTCGTAGACGGTCCAGCGCTCGGCTGTGCCACGTGCCGCTGGTTTCGCTGCCACCGCCTTCTTGGCAGCAAGATCTTTGGCGACCAGGGCATGCTGCGCGCGTGTCGGCAACAGGCTGTAATGGAATTCCAGCCCGCCGCCGCGACCGTCACGCTGTTTTGCAAGCGGCAACCCCAATTCACTGAGGCGTCGATCCCAGCCTTCAGACGCGGCCCTCTTGTTGATACCCCGTTGCGAGGCGGGCATATCCGGCAGTTGGAGATCCGCAAGCTCGGATGACGTCAACCATTCCTTCATGATTTCCGCCCTCGCTGCAGATCATTGATTTTTGATTGGATGTCCTGAAGCTGCTGCTGCAGGCCTTCGGCGGTGTCGCGGGCTTCCAACTCGTCGATGGCGTATTGATAGCGCTTCGGTACCAAGGCCAGCCCGACCTCATCGGCGACCATGGTCAGCACGCGATGATCATTCGTGGCTATGATCAGCGCCAGCATTCGGGAAACGGTGATTTCATGCTCTTCGGACGAAACCGCTGCATATTTGTCCAGCACCGCCTTGGATACTGGCGTGTCCAGCCACTCGCCCATTGCCACGGCGACAGCGGCCCGGTTCAATACGTCACCGGTCGATGTTTGCGCCTCGCGCAATGTCTCGGAGATGCCCCGGCTGATGCGCGATCGCAGGGTTGCGCCACGCACGCGATCGGGCTCAAACCGCTGCACCGATTCAGGCGACCGGTAGACATCAAAAAGGGGCAGAGTGGTTGGGGCCTTTGGCTTTTTGCGCGGCGGCATCAATTGCCCTCCTCAATTTTAGCCAGGAAAGCATCTCTCGTCGCCTTTGATGCTCGGTTCCACAAATCCAGCAGACGCTGCAGGTCGCCATCGGCTTTGGATTTATCCTTGGGTTGGGGCGTGCCGCTCAATTCCCGTTGGGCTGCAGCAACCGATTGGGCCGGTCGGTCGGGGCGCGTCAGCACCCGCACAAAATTGGCCTGGATGGGCGGGCTGAATTTGGACAGAGCCTCCAGTTCCTTTTGGCTCCTGGCGAGTGCGGTTCCCCGCATCGCCGCAACCGTTTCCGGGGCCAGACGCGACCCGATCCGCGCACGCTTTTCGATGGTCGATGCCGCCCAGCCGGTACGTTTTGCGGCCTCCTCGGACCAAACCGTACCGGATACGGTTTGAAATTCATCACTGCGGCGATCTCCGCCCTTGCCCTTCGACAACAGGGCCTGAAGCCGCGCGGCAAACAGGGTCTGGTCCAACGGGCTCAGATCCTGGCGCGTGATATTTTCCAGCAGTTCATCCAGCGTCAGGTCATCAACCGCGCCAGTTCGTACGAATGCGGGGATGTTCGGGATGCCCAAGTTCTTGAATGCGGTCAGACGGTGCAGGCCTGTGACCAGTTGATATCGGTCACCACCGATTTTGGCGACCTCGATAGGCGACCGCAGGCCGCGCTCGGCGATGTCAACTTCCAGTCCAGAAACTGTATTCGCATCTGCAGGGCGGACACGACCCTCACAATCGATCAAATTCACGTCTATTTCGATTACACTGATATTGTGCATGTCTACGCCGCCTTGCTTTTTTGACATTCCACCGAGGCGGCGCTGCCGTTATAGTACGCGGTAGGTATTGGGGAGAGACGCTCTCCGCTGGGCAGATAGCGGTTTGGCCAGATCAGACTGGGCTTAACATTCAGGGTCTTGGCGATGGCGGCTTCAGCTTTGCGGTGCGGTCTGATCAGAGCCTGTCGGCACGCGCCTGCGCTTAAACCGTAACAGCGATCAATAGCGCTGAGACTAAAGATGGGAGATTTTAGACCAGCCAACGCTTGGCGGATTTTATTAGGAGACCAGTTTCTCATTCTACTCCTCGACCGCCTGCCTGGGCGGTTTATTCGATGAGAGGTTTACACGTTGCGTGTAAGATAGATCGTTTTTTATGGACATGACAACCATAAAAAAGGTGTTCCAGGTTAGTTTTGTACTTTTTTGCGGGTGGTGCTTGTTTAAATGAAAGAAAATCAAATGGATAAAGGGAACTTGGAACCAAATATCAAACATGGAACGTCAGTTCCAGGTTGGACACCGGAACTTGGAACAAGGATTTCATCCACTATTAACGAAATAGGGTCCATTAAAGCGGTTTCTGATTTATTAGAGGTCAAAGCTGAGCAAGTCTCTAAGTGGCGCGATGGACGCGCACGCATGCCGCTGCATGCGGCGGCCACAATGTGCCATACAGCGGGCTGCAGCCTGGACTGGCTGGTAACGGGCATAGAGACTGGGAAACAGGCACAGCCTGTGAATCTGGATGAGATGCAAAACGTCATTGAGATCGTCCTGACGGAATTACAATTGATGGACAAACGGCTGATGCCGCCAGAACTCGCCAGGCTCTGCACGGTTGTCTACGAATTGGTACTCACGTCGCGAGCTGAAGGCGGTGATCGCGCTCGAATCGCCCGCCAGGCCCTGAAGCTGGTCGGGAATGGCACTTGATAAATTCTATAAAAATTGAGATTGTTTTTTGGGCAATCGTTAGGGATGTATTCGGTGGGAGATTAGGTTTATGCCGCGTTCCGATTTACATAATGAAATCAAAACGATCCTTGGACATGGTCAACCTCTCGAACGATTGACAAAAATAAACGTCATTCGGGATACTGCACGTATTGAAGGTATTGAGGTGATCCTGAAAAGCTACATGCTCGATCAATACAGGACCGATAGGCTTGACGATTTGACCGATGATCAGCTTTCGCGCGTGTTTTCGTATGTCGTGACCGCCTGCAACATGCTCAGAACCGTCCAGGGTGTAGGATGA